CCTTCGTCTCGAAATAGACGACGACGGTCGAGTCGATAAGAGCCATCGCGCCGGCGACGACTCCGCCGCTTGTAATCGTCATGGCGCGATATTTGTCCGATCGCATTTGAATCCCGGTAATCGCCATTGTTGAAAACCTCCTTTAAGGTTTTAATCCGTCGGGATAAGGTCGTTTTGCTTTGGATCCTGGAGGTTTTTCGAGGGCCCGCCGCCGGCGTTACCCGAGCCGTCGCCGGCCGCGCCGGATCCCGCGGATCCGGAGCCCGCGCCGTTTTCGCCGGCGGGCTTTCCGACGATCTCCTCGAATTTCTGGACGCGCTCGTCCAGGAATTTATTGATCTCGTCTTTCAGTTTGCCGGCGTCGGCCGAGGGCGAAAAGCCGCGCTCGTAATTGTCATTGAGAAACTTAACGAGCCGCTCGTCGCCTTTGACTTTGGGCCGTTCGGCGAGAGCCGCGTCGAAAACCTCCCGGGCCCGTCCCTTGTTTTCCTTGCTCTCAAAGGTTTTGACTTGTCCGCGGAGCTCCTCGTTTTCTTTCGAGAGCGACGCGACCTTATCGTCCGCGTCCTTGAGCTTTCGGATTTGAAATCCTCTGAGGTCGTGAGTTTTCTCGTCGACAAACTCCGAGACGAGCGGATCCGAGGCGAGCTCGCGACTCCCGAAAACGTCCGAGGGCTTGAGCTTCGCCTCCGCGATCGCGGCCTTGATTTGTTCGGCGGTTAACATTTTCTCGTTTCCTCCTTGAAATGAAACGGATTGCTCGGCGAAGGCCTGGACTTGAGCGAGGAGCGTCGCGCCAGGAAACGCCGGACTATTGAGAGCGGAATTCCCGAAGGCAATCCCGGAGACTCCTAAAACGTCGAGATCCCGGACGTCGAAATCTTTCGAGCCGGCCGCGGGAGCGAGGATATCGGCCTCGATCGACGCGATATCGAGCGAGAGATCCTTAAACGGAGGATAAATATAAGCGACCGCGATCGCCGAGGCGACGTCGCCGAGCTTTTTAAAAGCCTTTCCGACGACCTCGCCGATCGGTTGCCGGCCGGCCGGCCCGTTGTCGGCCGCGTGGTTATGATAAGCCGGCGTCCCGAGGCCGAGCTTTTCGACGAGCTTTTCGATCGCGGAATAATACCACCGTTGAACAGTCGCGCCGAGGCCGAGGACCTTCGGCCGAGCCTCGCCCTCTTGCCCGACGACGAAAGCTTTAAACACCGGAGCCGGATCCTCGCGCTTGATATCGCGGATCGCCCGCGGCGAGATCATCCCGAGGAGCTCGTCCTCGGCCATAGCCAAAATTCGCGCGGAGATTTTCATATTTACACCCGGGAGAGGAGCTTAATAATATCGCTCCGGTAATCGGCCGACGAGACAAAGCCGCGCCATATCAATTTTCGTTCGGTCCGAGAATAATTGCCGGCCTTAAAAGCGAGCTCCAATCGATCGAGCGTCCGGGCGACCATCCGGGCCCGACGTTTCCAAACGAGACGACGGAGAGCGCGCTTTAAAAACCTCATTTTTTCGAGCTCCGTTTCGTCGATCGCCGAGCGCCGGTCCGGGAGGGCTTGCGCTCGCCGGCCTTGAGCTCGACCGCGGAGGAGCCGGCCCGGGAGGTCGAGGGCTCGGGCGATCGCCTCGCCTCGGGCTTTGTAGGCGTTTTCGGTTTGACGACGGCGGGAGCGGGCTTTTTCGGGATCTCGGGAGCCGGCCGAGGAGCGGGCGGAGGCGTCGGCCGAGGAGCCGGAGCGGGAGCCTGGACGACCGGCGCGGGCTTTGGAGCGATCCGAGGCGCGGGAGCCGGCGGAGGCGTCGGACGAGGAGCCGGCCGAGGAGCGGGAGCCGGGATCGGGACGGCCGGCCGAGGAGCCGGCGCGGGAGCCTGGACCTGGACCGGAGCCGGTCGAGGAGCGGGAGGAGGCGCGGGAGCCTGGACCTGGACGGCCGGCGCGGGAGCCGCCGGCGGGACGACCGGAGGAGCTTCGGGATAAAAGAGCGTCTCCGGCCTCGGGATCCGCGCCGGAGGTTTCGCCGTCTCGCTCGTTATCGCCGGCCCGCCGGTCCGCTTCGGTTTGACGCCGGCCGGCCGCGGGAGCTCTTTCGGTTTCGTCGTATCGGTCGAGAGTCCGGGCCTGGACGCCGGGACACCGCGAGGGATCGGTTTGATCGCGCCCATGATGAGCGGCCGATTATTTTCGTTCATTTTTAGCCCTCCTCGGTTTCGGTTGCGTCCTTATCCTGAACGCCTTTTTTCTCCCTGTCAAGTCCGTCCTTGGAAAAGCGATCGAGATCCGCTCCGTTTTTTGCTTCGAGCGCCTCGACCTCGCGATCGACGTCGAGCTCCGGGATTTGAGAGAGGAGCGTTTGAAGCGAGAGCGCGTCGGCCAAATAAAGCGGGAGGTAAATGTCCGAGATCCGCTTCCAAGCCTCCGCCGTAATAAACGGAATAACGATTTTTAGCTTTCGATAATCGAGCGGCGTAAAGCGAGACTCGGAGTTATAAATCGCGAAAGCTTTTCGGAGGATCTCGCCGTAAGCGTCGATCCAAGTCCCGCGCTCTTTCATCGTCGAGGCCGCGACGCTTTCCATTAAATTGTCCGCGGTCGCGCGGTTGCTCAAGAGCTCGGGAAATCCGAGGAAATGAGGAGGCGTCCCGGTCGTCCCGGAGATCATTTTCGCGTTTGTAGTAATTTCCTTATCGAGCGACTCGCTCCCGCCCTGGAGGTTCGGCGCGGCGAAAACAAACTTTCCGGAGATCGCGATTAACTTCCGGAGGGCCCAATTTATTTTCGCGGCCTCGGTCGCCATTTTCTCCGCGTCGTCGGCCGTCGCGCATTCGATTGTAGGGATCGGCGCGGCGAATAAATGATTAATCTCCCGGAGATCCCGGAGGGCTTTGTCGAGCGCCTCGATTTGAGATAAACATTTCCCGACTTTTGGCATAGGCTCGTTGAGCTTCGAGAGCCGGCCTCCGAAACGCGCGTAAACAAACGCCGCGGCCTGGAGCGTCGTCGAGGCCGACGTCCCGCTCGCGTCAAACTCGGCCGAGGTGTAATCGAGATAATCGCCGGCCGCGGTTTTGATCGAGTACGGCGTATCGATCCGCGATTTAAATCGGATCGAGACTTGTTTCTCTTTCGGGACGTAATTTAATTGTCCGAGGAAACAGCCCTCGACCTCGGCCTCTTTTGCCATTTCGAGCGCCATGTTTCTATTGAGTTTATTGAAGGCGAAAAAATCCCGGGCGAATTTTATCTCATCCGAGTCGACGTCTTTTTTTTCGAGCGGGATCGGCGCGACGCCTTGACCGACGATAAACGCCGCGCGGACGTCGATTATATTTCCCGTCTGGAGGACGCCCCATTCGGCCGAGCCATCGTATTTTTTCGCGATCTCGGCGATCGTCGTTTTATAATCGCGGTACTCGTTGCCGGCGTATCGCTTCGATTGAGCCGTCGAAAAAGTATCGATCGCTTGAGCCTGGAGCGCGACGACTTGCCGGATCCCGGTAATCTCGCCCTGGAGCGCTTGGATTTTCTGACTTTTTTTATTAAACATTTCAATAAACCTCCCCTCCGGATTGTCCGACGAAGGCCCGCCCGCCCTTATGAGCCGCGGAAACTATACCATAGACGACGGCCTTGATCGCGTGATCGTTGTACTCCATGGGCTCCGGGAGGCTCCTCCCGTCCTTATCTTTTTTTCGGACATAAGAGCGGACCTCTTTTATAAGGTTCGGAGAATTCCCGAGGATATGAATTTTTTTCGAGAGAAGGAAATCGATTCCAAACTTGACGCTCCCGGGCCCTTTCGTCGCGGGCTTAGATCCCCGGAGCCCGTCGAGCCGGACCTCGTCGATCGACTTAGGCTCGGCCGAGTCCCAAAAAATTTCCGCGGCCGGCGGGACTCCCGCGGCGATCGCGTTGCGGGCGAGATCTCGGTTTGTTAAGCCGGTCGAATAAATGAGCTCCTCAAGCCAATATTCATCCGCGCGCCGATAGATCCGGACGACGGCCGCGGGATCGACCGAATATCCGAAATCTCCGCCGTAAAGGATCTCGTCGAATCCGATCGCCGGGAGCTCGTCGACGACGTCCCAATAAAATATAATTCCCTTGAGCTCGCCCCATTCGCCGAGGAAATAAATATTGTAAAAATTCGGATCGTCCGAGGCCGTCGATTTTAAATGCTCGATATATTCTTTTTGAGCCCAGGGATTATCAAGGACGGTATATCGAAGCTTTCGCGCGGTCCGGTCGAGGCCGCGGGCCCATCCGCGATCGTAAATCCAGGAGGTTTTCCCGATCGGATTAAAGTCCGCGATCATTTGCCGGCGGAGCTTGGACTCGCCTCCGCGGATCCGGAGGAGGAGCTCGCGATAATCGTCCTCGCGGAGCTCCGTTAACTCGTTCGCCCAAACGAAATCGACGTCCGTAAGGGATTTTATTTTCTGATGATCGTCTTTATTATTCATCCCGGTTAGGATGATCGAGAGGTTTCCGACGCGGGCGATCCAATTTTGACGATCGATCGAGAGGTTGAGCCCGAGGGCCTCGGCGCGCCGCTCCAGGATATCGAGCGTCGTTTTCCGGAGGCTCGCGAGCGTCTTTCGGACGAGGACTCCCTTTTGACGTCCAGGATTAAGGATCGACTTGAGGAGGATTTTATCGGCGATCGAGTAAGATTTTCCCGCGCCGGCCCCTCCGTAAATCCAGAGCTCCGGATCCTCGCTTTTGAAAACTTCCGTATGATATGGATTTAAGATTTTATTGAGATTAATCCGCGGGCGGTCGACGCCGGCGGATCCGGATCCGGACGCGGCGTTAAGCATAACGACCGCGAGGATCGCGACGACGAGCCGGCCGATCCGCTTCATTTTTTTTCATGCCCGGGCTTTTTATTTTTCTCGACCTCGGAGGCCGGAGGTTTCTCGGTCATGGAGGCCGGGAGGAATTTCTCGGAGAGCTCGTAAAGCGCCTTTTCGATCTCCGGCGCGTCGACCTCTTGCCGGTCCCGCCATGCTCGGCGGAGTCTATTTTTAAGCCAAAAAATAATTGACGTC